TTCAAGTGCTGGCACATCTAAAATATGCGCTGCGTAATTATCATCTTGAAGTAAATGTATATTAGGCGTACTAAATACAATACTAGAAGCATTAGCAGTATAAGAACTGCATAATACCGGTATAGCGCCAAGAGTAGTAGTAAAGCCATTCTTACCTGCATAGACAAGTTCTTCTCCAGCAGTTAAAAAACTAGTATTGCTTGTATTAATTTTATATATAGCCATATTTATTATCCTATAACTTCAAAAGAACCAATTTCTATAACTACGGCTATTGTACCATAACTTACTACTGTTGTTGTTGGTACATTGTAATTAGTAGTATCTGATACAGCATTAAGAAGTAAATTGTAGTTTATAACACCTTCAGTAGTCTTTGAGGGTATAGATCTTAAAGAAAGTAGCGGTGGTGGAGGGGTAACATAGTTTAAATTACTTCGTCTTTGAGTTATTACGTTTTTGGCTGCTAAATCAGAGTCTGTTATTATAGACGAATTATATTCAGTGACTACTAAAGATGTTTTACCATCATTACTTACACTTATGGATTCAACTCTAAATAGCTTGTAGCTATTATCATTATAAATATTAGAAGGATCTATTTCTCCTAGTGCCCATAAGTCCCCTCTTGTAGGAGCAGTTGTATTAGAAAAAGCGGTATTAGCCTCAAAAGTTTTAGTTAACATATTAAGTTTACTAACTATATTAACATCTATTAAGTCTATTCCAGAAGCCGTATTACCTGTTTCCACTAAGTTATAAGAACTATTATTTACAATATAGTAGTCTAAGTTATTGCTAACTTGTTTAAATATTTTAAGCACTATAGGATTAGTGTTTGCAGTAAATACACTCTCAGATATGGCAGGGCTTGTAATATGCTCTAAGTAGGCATTAGAAGAAGCTACAGCTGAGTTAGCTAAAACTAAACCACCATACCCGTAAGATACTCCAGAAATAGTATGAGATACAGCAATAATATCCCCAACTTCTAAATCAGACGCATCAGCAAAAGCAGTAAACTGCATTTTTCTTTTAAGCTTTCTAGCAGAATCTAATGCGTATTGAGCAAATCTTAAGGCTTCACTTTTTCTAGTGCAACCAGATACATCTATAGATATTCTATTAGGCTCTTCAAATTCAGAAACTTCAGAACTATCAAGAACTACAGTTTCTTTCTCAAAATGATTTAAAAAGTCTATATAAGATACTTCAACCCCTGTAGGCACGTCTTCTGATCTAACTCCAGATATTTTTAACGAGCCAGCTTCAATATTAGTCTCATTAAATAAAGCTACTGGTAGAGAATTTGCTTTATCTACAATAAGTCTAATCTTATTACCTGTATTACTAAATACAGCTCTCATACTAGCTGCTAAAGAAGTTATAATATCTATAACAGGTGTTTCGTCTGTAATAGATAACCCACATACAAAACGTCTTTCTTTAATTTCCGTACCTTCTGGAAGACCTAATAGCGCATTCTCTATTTCAGTTTGATACCCATTAGGTTTATATCTAAAAGATCCATCAGAAAATCCAGTTACGCCAGTAAAATTACCTGTATGAGAGTCTACAGCATCTACATATTGTGCTGCATTATAAAAATTATACTTATCTATAGAAGATTCTGGAACTCCTAGTATATTAACTAGTAGGTGTCTAATTATCCATACTCTATTTTCAGTCCAGTCTTTTTTATAAGTCCCATCCCATATACCATCATAAATATTAATATCTGGTGATGTTAACAGCTGAGATCCAGTTTTTTGTAATCTATATCCTGACACTGCAGCACTAAATGCCCCTGTGCTAGGAACTTCAATTTGTCTCCAGTCTACTTCTCCACTAGCTAAAATAGGTTGATTATAATTAGAGGGTACATCTACAATCATACCCTTAACTAAGCTAGTATAAGTAGGTAGGGATTCTGTTCTAAAGTCTGAAGATTTAACTGCGTATCCTGCTATAGCAGTTTTTGGATATGAGTGAATTTGTTTTCTTATCTCATCAAAACCTATAACTTCTATCTCAGAAACATAACCTGTTTCTGCTATATCTTCTGATAGCTTAAGAATAGATATATTGTAACCGTCATTAGAACGTTTATCTTCTGGTATTTTAAGTTCTAACTCAGCAGCCATTGTATCATTAACAATACTGTTTATTAATAAACCACTACCTACTATATAATTATTTAAATTTGAGGTTTCTGCAAAATCATGAATTAACCCTACAACTGATAGTTGAGCTGGCTCATTACCACCATTGAATTCAGTTCTTAGTCCTAGTACATTAAATTTGACTTTAATAGAGTCTATTGGAGTTAGCCCTTCAGATAAATTAGAAGGGTAAAATAGTATATTGGTAGAAGGAGGTGCTGAAGTACCGGCAAAAGTTGATATACCGCTTTTTAATATGACTGGACTTACAAATCTAACAGGAGTTACAATATCTTCTGAAAAAGACGGCATAGCTGTTTGTGTAGCTGTACCAGTAGCGTATCTTGCTGCAAATATTTCTGGTCTAGTGTTGTTAGTAGCAAAGTCTACTAGATCATCTATATACTTACCGTCAATTTCTATATCTTGCGGACCATTAGGATTGATCCTATAAATAGGTCCTTCACCAAGAGCTAATTGCATATAAAGTATATCTGTACTTTTAGAAGTGCTAGGGTTATAACTAAAACTACCATCAAAATCTACTGTAAGAGTAGAACCTACTGATTCTACTCCTCCAGCAATAAAAGGAACTAGTTTGTTATTTAAGTAAAAATACTTTTTATTCATATATAATCAGCCACTCTAACAGTATCTACTCCACCTCTTTGTATGTGCTTAATATACTGATTTATTAGCACTCCTGAAGTTCTAACCATTCCAAAGTGTAACGGTATAGCTTTTCCAGCTGCATCCATAGTAGCTAAAGAACCAAAACCTTTTGAAGGGTCTTCTGAGTTTTCTAATACCCCATTTTCTCTATTAACTTTTCGTTGAGAGATGTCAAAAGCAGTAGAAGATTTACCAAATAGTACAGAATCTCTAATACGCTTATCAATACCACGTAACGCAATAGCTTGATTACTAACTGGGCTAGAAGACCCGTAAAACACATTTAGATTACCTAAACTATCAAAACCAGTAGATACACCGCCAGAAATAGTAGGTATTAAATATATGCTGTCTGTTCTAGGCTTGAAGTCTAGTTCAAAGTTTCTAATATACTTATCCCCGTCAACTAAAGTTAACTGAGAGTATAAATTAGCTGAAAATATATGTTGTTTAAATAGAGGAAGTAAATTTATACAAGCAGATAGCACATCTCTATAAGAAAAAACATCTATAGTTATTTCATTGCAGTTAGTATAGCTTTGTAGTGTTTTACTAAATTTTACAGTAACTTTCATTAAATCTCTCAAAAGATAGTTCAGAACTATCATTTAACCAGTATATATATGTGTTATTAGCAAACCCAACTAAGAATTTATATTCTGAAAACACAGTACTACTAACATCTCGCTTACTAGGTATTGGATCTGTACTTCCTGGATGGGAGTGGTAAAATCCCCATATATCATCTTCATGTTGTAGTATTGCTAGTGGATCTATAACAAAACTAGTTTTAGGTCTATTACTTATATTCTTACAAGGTATATATTCAAAACTTTTAGTTATAATACCACAAGCTTCTTTAGGATATTCTCTAATAGAGTGCGCTTGCATATCAGACTCAAGCTTATTAAAATTAAGTGGATGCACCTGGAAAGCCTCCAAAGTTAATTAAGTTTTTACGCAATGAACAAGCTGTTAAAGTCTTTCCACAAATATCTTCTGATAAATTACCAGTAGACGCATTATTAATAGTAAAATACCCATTAGCGCTTAACGGAGGATTTGAGCCTACTATAGTACCGCTGCCATTAGCTGGATATTTACACTCTTCACCTTTATACCTAAATGGACATGTAGTTACAAAAAACTTTTTTCTAGGAGCTGAGTTTTTAAAATACTGTAACCAATTGCTAATATTAAAACTAGCTTTTAGTTCATCTAACTCATCTAACCTATTAATAATAAAAGCATGTTCTACGTAAGCATTTTTATCTGCTTCAGGATTAATTATATAAATCTTATGACCTGATATAGAGTCTACTAAATCATCAGTAGTACAAAATAGTTTATTACCGTCTATAGAAGATATTACTGTAGTAAAGCCAGGTTTAGCATTAGAAGTTATACTATCTCCAACTCTATACGGACCAGTAGAATATACTGTTATACTATTTTCTGATACGTTAGCAGATTTTACTACAGAATATTCAGGCCAATAATCTAGAAACTTAGCATAAGTAAGTTTGATTTCTACTATAGCCCCTAGCAGATCTCTAGAGTCACGTTTAAACGGTATCCAAGTAGCACCTGTAGCTGCAGTTGTTTCATAGCTATGAGCAGCATTAGCTCCTCTAGATGCGGCAACTGAAGAATTATAGTGTATATTAGATGATACTGTTCTAGGATCTATATTTTGTACTACCTCACCATTAACATACGCAATGGTAGAATTTGTAGAATTAAATCCAGCTACATTGGCATTATCAACTAAACTAGCCATGTACCCATCAAAATTAGAAATTGATAGTGATATCTCACTAATTTGACCAGAGCTATCTGTACTAATATCATCACTTTCTAGTGCAGTAACTTTATAACTACTGCCGCCAAAAATAACTGAATAGTTAAAGTCGCTATAAGTCTCGCCCACTACTTCTGCATATCGCAACGGAAAGCCGTGAGGCCAAGGAAAGCTATCACCAGAATTAGAAGGATTACCATTAGCATTTTTAGGATACCACTCTCCAGGATAATATATAGAGTATAGTTTTACTAGTGGAGTTTGCTCAAAAGAATTCTTTTCTGCAATATACGGTGTATTAAATATACCAGTTATAACTGAGTTAGCTGTTTCTACATAAGATACTATATTAGAAGCTACAAAATGTGCTGATTCAATGTTGCCACGTACTACTTGTACAAATAGTGATGTTACTGCGGTTGTTGGAAAGGTAACAAAATCTGTTACTCCGCTTTGAGTATTAGCTATAACTTCTAACGGCAGAAACTGTATTGCTGATGAATTACTACTGTAACTATCTCTAGGCGCTACTAAACCGTCTACATACACAGTTATAGTGTCGCTTAAATCCACTGAAGTAGGAGTAGCAAATACATTTGTACTTCCATCAATACTAGCAGAATGATCTATAAACGTATTTTGAGAGTATAATATTGCAGAATTGCTAATTAGCCTCTCGCCCGAAATAAATTCTAAGTATACGTTGCTAAGTCTAACCTTAACATTAGATGACTCTATAGCTATAATTTCGCCTACAGTATTGCTAGACTGACCTATAACAATATTGCCTACTGAAAAGTTGGCAGTATCTGATAGCTGTACTATATAGTCATACGCTCTTGTAGACATTATGAAAATACTTCCTGTATTGAAAAAGTTACATTGTATATATCGGTAAGTGGATTATCTGTTGTTAACACTTGAACAATATTTAAATCTCCACTAAATCTTGATATCATTGTACCAGATTGCCCTGCATATGACAAATCAAATTCAAAAGATTCGAAGGTTCCTCCCCTAGAATTATAAAAATTTTCTATTGCTGCTTTGTAAACTCCTCTAACTCCGTTAAATGCAAAGTTAAAGGTGCGCTTACGTCTGCGTGATATTTGTCGTCTACGTTCGTACCCGCCTTGAGAAGTGAAAATAGCATTATCAAATGACTGAGCAAACGCATAGTTTCTATCTGGTCGCCTATTTACCATAGAATATACTATAGCATTATGCGTATATGTAGCATCTGTAGGGAAGGCGGTCATTATCTTATACTCCTAATTTGTTGACGAATAGGTCCGTTAGTTCTAATATCTTCAAGTATTACATCAACAATAATCTTTTCATTTTCACGACGTATTACAGGTGTCGCAGTTACGTTAACTGGAGTACCGTTGTTAGTAATGTTAACTTCAACATTAGTATCTCCGCCCATATTACCGCTTCCAGCATTTATCTTATTTAGGCTGTCTACTCCAAGCTTTTCTACTACAGGCTTACGAAGTACAAACTCTCCAGGCTCTAACATGGCAGAGACGGAGTCTCTTATGCCTTTAAGCTTGTTCATAGATTTAGTTATTAACCCGCCAGTAACTAAGTTAGCAGCTGTTGGTCTGCCTTTTCCTGTGTTTCCTAACATGTATAAATCGCCAAAGTTACCGTAGTTTTCGTTAGCTAGATCAACAGCAGAGTTTATCATATCTTGAGTAACATATTGAGAAGTGCCATCTGCCGCTGCTGGAAGAGAAAGATCCTTACCAAAATAGTCTTTTACGTGTTGTTTTATGGCTGCAGCTGATTTTTGTTCCCATCCACCTCCATAAGGTCCAAAATTTCTGTTCCCCGAGCTAAGACCTCTCCATGCGAAATGTTTGAACATACCGTATCCCGTTTGTACTGAACTATTGTCTGTTGTAGATTTATTTAGAAGATTTGTGGTAGCCCATTTTTTATCACCATCTTGCTTATTTGGAGCATACATCCATTCTAAGTTTTTTAGCGCAGTACCAGGTCTTCTAGCTACTAGCATTTCGTTCATTAGCTGGAACATAGCTCTTTGAGAATTTATCTGAGCTGTAGTGTATGTAGGAGTGAATAATGTATTTTCACTTACTTGATCGTTAAAAGGTTGGTTTTGTCCCGCACTACCGCCAGACATAGCAGACTGAGTAAAGGTAGGGTTAGTCCAAGGAGTGCTATCACTAGAAGAGCTGTATTTACGTTTTTCTGGTCTAGTGCGCTCTTGTGCTGTAGAACTATAATTATGAACATTTCCATTAGTTTTTAATATTGAAGAGAGATAAGTTTTTCCTAGCAGAGCTTTTTCTTTGTCAGCAAACATTTTTCCAACAGCACCAGTCCAAAGAGGGAAGAATTCAGAAAAACCGGTTTCAGGATTAGTAGTGTCTACGTCATTTCTTAGCATTTTTAACATATCTTTTTCATAAGCATTTATATGGGCTATTTCAGTATCACCACGTCTACCCATGCTGGCTACTAGACTAGCCACATCACCTGTTTGGTTTAGATAATTTAATGCATCTATACCTAGCTTATCCACTGTAGCTGCTTTAATTACGTATTCTCCATTAGAAAGATTAGCAGGAATAGAGTCACTTGTGCTAGTACCCATTCCATTAACGTAACCACCTTTAGCGTATGTTTTTCTTGTGTAAGTAGCGCCAGAAATAGCTGGAAATGAATTAGTTAATTTTAATAGATTTGCACTATCAGTACTTTTAAAGCCTTCCTGCACATTAACAGTAACTGCATTCTTTACTTCTATAATATCAGGTAATCCGCTTATATCTAATTCAACAGCATTCCACGCCGCACCTAAGTCAGTAGCAATAGATGCAAGTTGAGCTTTTAGAGAGGCCACGCCAGTAGTACCAGTTAGGGTTTTTATTTCAGTTTGTAATGCGGCAAATCTAGATATCAACGCAGCAGTAGCTCCTGTGCTAGGATTAGCTAATGCATTAATTTCAGCAGCTAAACCGTCTACACTATTTATCTGAGTAGTTAAATCTTTAAAAGCATTAATAGCTGTTTCAAATTTTTCTAATGCATCAGTAGAATCAGTATTAAATACCGCTACTAACGCATCAAAAGTTTCTTTCATGTTAATAATTGAAGAAGCATCTAACGCATTATTTATAGAAGTTGATATGTTTCCTATACGAGTAACTAAGTTGTTAACGCTAGTTCCAAAACTTATTGCATCTAATTTGGTATTAATACCAAGCTGTACGTTTTGTAATTCAATGGTAGCCTCACCAAGCTTCACTCCTAGAGCAATACCGTCTAGACTAGTATTTATACTTGTTTGAATATTTGATATCTGAGTATTAGCGAGGCCCAACACTGTTGATAGCTTTATGCTGCTTAATGCATTGTTCAATTCAGTTTGAATAGCACTAATTTGATTTTTAGCATCAGTAGATACAGAACTTATAGCTATAGAATCTAGTGCATCACTAATTCCAATTAGTGAATTAACTTCTGCTATAACATTAGCAGTTTCTGTTTGTAAATTAACGTTTCCTAAAGCCTCATTAACGCTAGTATTATACTCATTTATCTGAACAACAAAATTAGCAGTAGAAGTTTCAACGTCCACGTTATTTAGTGCAGCATTGATTAGCACGCTTACAGTGTTAATTCCATTTACAAAAGAATTGGTATTGTCTACTAAATCTACAGTAGATAGTGCAGAATTAATGTTAGTATTAACAAGGTTAATTTGACCTACAGCACTATTTAGTGCAGTAACTAAATTTACTTCATTTAAAGTTGAATTTAAATTAGTATTAACTGCGTTAATTTGACCTATAGCACTATTTCGTGCAGTAACTAAATTTACTCCACTTAAAGTTGAATTTAAATTAGTATTAACAAGATCAATTTGATCTATAGCACTATCTATAGTTGTGATAAAAGAAACATTTTGTAGGGCAGAATTTACATTAGCATTAACTAAATTGATTTGATTAACACTGCTATCTCTAGTTGTGACAAAAGACACGTTTGCTAGTTCTGCGTTAAGATTAGCATTAACTAAATTGATTTGGTCAACACTGCTATCTCTAGCGGTAACAAAATCAATATTGTTTAGAGCGGAGTCAATAGCATTAAATGTTACATTAATCTTGTCTACAGTAGAATCTGTAACAGTAACTAAATCTACGTTTTCTAGCGTAGAGTTAATAGCATTAAAAGTTACATTAATCTTATCTATAGTAGAATCAGTAGCATCTACTAAACTTATATTACCAAGAGTGCTATTAATAGCATTTATATTTGATGTAATTCCAGCTATAGTTGAGTTAGTAGCATCACCAAAATCTATTTGGCTTATACTAGAATTTAAAGCATTGATAACATTAACAATTTCAGTAGCTACTCCATCTACATTAGACTGGAAACTTACTCCAGATAAAGTGCTGTTTACTGTTGTAACAATATTGTTAATTTGATCTACTACCCAGTTTGTAGCAGTATCAACGCTTAATGTG